ACTGCTTCTTCAGTAACTTCTTTAGTAGTTTCTTCAGCTTCTTCAACTGCTGAATCATTGTCTGTTTCTTCTACTTCTTTAACTGTTTTTTTAAATTCTGATTCTTCTTTTGCTTCGTTTTTAGCGTACTCTTCTTCCTGAATTTCTCTAAAAAGACCAGCAACTTTATGTAAATCAATTAATTTATTGTCTTCCATAATTATCTCCCTGCCACCGGTGATTTTGTACCTTGTGGCAAATCACTAGTTGTTTTAGCTTTTTCTGTTGTACCGCCAGCAATTTCAATTTCAGGTGTTTCTTTTACATTATTTAATTCTCTAATGAAACCTAATTTTGCTTCTGCTGGTGCTTCACCCGAAGCGTAATCTTTTCCAAGTTTTGTTTCATATTCTTGCCCTTGTGTTGCTACAGCTTCTTCTCTAGCAATTTCTTCTGGGTGGTCGCTGTTAATAACAACAACTTGGTTTCCAGGAATTCCTGCTAAATTTACTAAATCAGCATGAACAACTTGAGGTGTGCTTGGATATGTTAATGTAATTTCAAAAATTGTTACCTTGCTATTGCGAAGGTTTTGAAAGTCCATTGGGTGTTCTTGAATTGGCGTTACTTTAGGAGCCGTGATATCTTTAACATCATACTTGCCTAGAACCCTTTCAATTAGGTCCATCAAATCAGGTTCAGCTTCTATTGCCAGTTTAACCTTAAATTTATATTCTTTTATTGACTCTGTCAAGTATTCGTTAAATGACTTCATTTCAATCTCCATTTGTATTATAACTATTTATTATCTTTTGTGTCATTTTTGCTAAGAATTCTCTCTAATAACTCGTTACGATTTAATATAGTTGCTTCGCCAGTTTCAGCACCATCACCTAGTTTACCCATATCACGGTCTATTCTAGCGTCTAAGGCCTTCTTACGAAGCTGTAATTCTACCATTTTTAGCTTTTTATCTATCTTAGCCTGCTTGGCATTCAATGTAATAGTTAACATTTTACTAGCTGTATCAAATATTTGTCCACTAAATCTAGCTTCTACGTTCATACCTAAGTCCATTAGGTTATTAAAAGAATCTTCTGCCTTGCCGGCAATTTCATCCATTTCTTTATCATTTGCTGTTAAATTCTCAACTCCTGCCAATGCTGATTCAATAGTATCTACTTGTTTTAACTCTTTTTCTACTTTATCTACTGTTTCCAAAGACTTATGTGGATCAACCTCTTCAGGGAGAGCTGTACTATCATCTTTATCTACATTGGGGGCTATATTTAGAAGCTCTTCTAGTTTTTTTGTCATGTTTAAACCTTATTAGTAATAAAGGTATTTAGCGACGGCGTTTTCCTTGATGAAACAAATCGTTTTCTGTTACTACCCTAAAACGTATACCTTTTTGTTTACACCAGGCTGTTGCGGCCTCCCATTTAGCCATATTTTGTACTACAGCCATTTGTCTATTTTTACTTTTACCAGCGGCTTCCATTGTGGATTGGTTACTAGGTTTAATTTCAACTACTTCAGTTCTTTTCTTACCTTTAGCATCTTGATACTGTACAAAAAAATCTGGTACATAAGTTGTTGTTTTACCAGTTAAAGGATTTTTATAAGGAATTCGTACAGCTTCACTGGCCCAGCCTATAACACCGTGACTATTATCACAAAACGTCATAAAAGCGTGTTCCCAGCTTGATCTATAAATTGGTGTTTTTGTGCCGGCGTATTTGTCTGGATTCTTTAATGTGTATCGACCGCGGGCAACTCCCTTGCCTATCATTCAATGATGTTCCTTAATACATTTGGGTTTGCTGTTCTAGAATTAGAGTATCCTAAGACACTAGTTTTTATTCTATAACTGTTTATAATAGCTATTAAATTTTTTTGTACGTCATTAATATTTTCTGATTCTAATCTTTCTATTAAAGACATTATATCATATCCACCATTATAAGCAATCTCAAACAGACTATCTGTTAATGTATTTGCTGTTGTTTGATCATCATTTGTTTTTCTTAAAAAGAAAGATTTAACTGCTTGATGTTGTGCGGCATCAATAGATATATTTTGATTAAAATATCCATTAAAAAAATCTACTGTTTTTTCTTTTGATTCTACGTTTTGATCTACGTTTGTACTAGCATATAAATTCTCAGCCATTATTCACCTGCCTCTGGAGTCCAAGTACTAGAATTATTCTTTTTAACAATATATGGTTCGCCGTCAATTTCTGCTAGTTCTGAACCTTTAGCAATTGATTGTCCTGTATAAGCTGTAGCGTCTTGATGAGGATTACTTGCTGTTCCGTATGTTGTGCTTCTCGAAGAAGCAGACGAAGAACTTAATTGTGTGTTTACTTCACCTTTACTAGTTGTTGCTCCACCTAATGTGTTTATTATTGTACCTGCGGCCGCACCAGCAATAACTCCTTTAACCATTCCTTTAATATCACCGTCCATGATAGCACCTGCGGCGGCTCCAACAATAAGAGATTTAGTCATTGTACTCATATTAAATCCTGATTGTACTCTGCTATTTCCACCTTCTGGAACTCCCATTCCACCAAACTCCATCCCGCCAGCACTAGCAACTGATCCAGCACCACCACTCGCGTCAGCTTGTAAGTACGCCATTGGGCCAGCGGCAAACGGTTGTGTACCTTGAACAGCATTTCCGTCTTCACCAGTAACTGTGCCTGTGCCTGTTATAAAATTCGTTTTAGGTAATGGATTAAATTTTCTTGCGACGCTTTGACCGGCTGATCCTGGGAAGGCAAATGGATTTTCACCTTTTAATGCTTTACGAACTCCCTGACTTATTTCAGAATTTACAAAACTTTTTAAATCAACATTTTGGAAATTTTGAAATGTTCTTAAACCTTGTATTGCGGCACTTCCAAATTTTCCTGAAGCTAAATCCTGAGACATTTGTCCAGTAGCATCAAATAAACCGCCTACACCAAATAATGATGTTGTACCTCCGCCTTCTGGCGACAATGGACTTGCTTTTTTATCATAGTGTAAATCACCAAAGCCTGTCGGCGAACCTACACCACCAATAAAACCAGTAGCATATTTTACAAGTTCATATTCAACTTGCATTATATTTTCTAATACATCACTTTGACTATGATCATGACTGTCATGATTATAATTTGTTAGTAATGGATTAATTAATGTGTATTCTGTAAACTTTTTACCGTATATACTATAAATTCTTATATCATCAAAAAACGGTTCGTGATTTGCTCTTTCATAACCAAACATTCTAGCAACTCTAGGGCCATATGTATCTTTATACCTATAAGTAGCGAAATTTTCATATGCTTGATCAGTATAGTAATAATCCATGTAAGCATACCACATATTTCGTGATATGTCTGCCATATCATCGTGTATTCGTATGTTTATAGGATTAAAATTTAATTTGGATTGAATATTTCTGACACGATTGTATTGATTCATCTGAGTTGTGTCAAAAGTGTATGTTGGTAATTCAACTGATTTTACCAACATACTTATTTCTCTTTTTGTTTCGTCTTTTACTATAGCCGCCGCTGTTGGCGACAAGTTAAACACGACATAAAATAAAAACTTTTGCTTCGGTGCTAACCTAAAATTACCATCTCTAAAAGTTCTAGAGGCGTGTTGGTAATCTCTTATAGCTTTCCGACCGGTTAAGGCATTAAGAAAAGCGTTCATGCTCCCCATGGCGCCTTACCCCGTAATAACTTGTCCTGCCGCTCTAGCCACTGCCGCGCCTATACCTGCTCCGCCGGCTCCAGCTGGTAATTGTACCGCATTATCAAATCTAATTGACATAGTAACACTTGCTGGTTCTGATGAAGCATAGTTCAAGTCATTGTAATTAACATTCTCAATATAACAACCATATAGTTCCCACTCTTCTAATGAAGTAGGAGCAGATGATCCGTTACCGCCATCTAATAGCTCAAATCTTGTTAAGAACTTATAATCAATACCAGCTGAAGCTGATGCTTGTTCCATGAAGTCAAATTGCTTCTGAACTTGCTCGCCTACTAGTTTTGATACATTACTTGAAACGTCATCTCTTATATTAACTGTAACGGGGTCCCACGTATGTTTCCCAATTATATTAATCTTAGAGTTATAAACATCTACAGGAATTTGCTCAAAGTTAACGCTTGGACGGGTTACATCCATAACCTGTTTTGTAAGTTCTGCTCTTGAAGTAGATACTCCAAAATTCTCAAAACTCACTCTAAAGCGATATTTAAGTTTTGGCATAAGCAGACCTTGTGAACTTGCACTTTGTCCGCCTGCTAGTGGAACAGTAAACTTGTTTAATGAACTTACTGACATTTGTACGTCTCCTTTATTATAATATTATTTATCATATCTTTCG